GTTGTTTCGACTTCCTCGTTGTCGTATATCACATGTGAATCAAGTCCAGACCTTGCATAAGCTATGGTCTGTTCATGATCTATTTGTGATAGAATTCCTTCTAATAAGGCTCTAGAGGCATTACGGTAAATACAGTCTGTAGAAGCTGTATAGTCTCCACTTAAGTAGGTTCCTTGTGGCCAATCTTTTACAAGATCAGTCACATGGACCCCTCTAGTCAAACCGAAAATCTGTGGTTCGAATTCATGAAGGCCTTTTAATAAGGCCTTTTGAAAACTCTCCATACAGGCATGTGATGCGGGACCTTTAGTGATAACGCGAACCTTTAAAGGTTCCTTTAACGCTATTGGTTTACACACATACTTTTCGGGCTGTTGCGGAAACCCAAAACTCCTATTTGGTTCCTTAACCTTCATAGATGACTCTATACCATCACCCCCTCTCCACACTTGAGTCCACACGGAATGATCTAGGTAGTGTTTAAGACACAATCTAGATATTTCATCAGGATTCATATGGATTGGAGATAACCGGCATGGCTTTGTTCCAATGACATGGAAACCATTGTACCTCGATCGATTGCGACTCTCAAAGTGTAAGTGCAGATGAAATCTGCGCTTAAGGGCCTCAAGACAATAATATGTCTTTGATGGTCCGCCACTCTGAAAGAAATCAATATCTCTCGGATCATGGTTCGTATTCAAGATGATAATCTTACTCGAAAAAAGAGTACCTTTATCCCTTAAATCCGCCATTGGCAAAACATACTGGTTACAGGACACTAATGTGATAAGTTCAATAAGATCTTTTCCATCAGTGTTCTGTCCAAAGTCATCTATAACCGTAAAAGGTTGACCATTATAACCATCCCAGTGCTGTGTATTCTGCGTTCTAGTATATACCTCGTGTGGTAAACCGAGTTCCTTTGCAAGGAACTCTGTGACATCCTGGTTGAGAAAACTCTTCCCAACTCCAGGACGACCACTGAGTAATATACAGAATGGCTCAACTCTATAATTCTCTCGCTTTTTGAGATAGGACTTTGTCCCTCCCTCCTTGCGAGAACACTCTATAGTTGCGCCACGCCCCCCATCATAGAGGGTGTGCGGATCGTAAAGTTTCTTAACAATCTTGCCAAAGTGTTGGCCGAGCTTGAATAAATCTTGCTCTACATCAGGTGGACAACTTCCCCCTGATGTCAACATCTTCTTATGTTTAATAAGAGATTCTTTGACATTTTCATCAGAAACTTCATGACACAGACGTTTGATTTGGTTAACAGACCATATGAACTTCAGTCGTCGAGTGTTACTTTTCCCTCCATATCTCTCACGAGTTTTATCTTGGATAAATCCATGATATTTCGTAGGAAATAACGGGAAGTAACCCTCAACTTTATCAGGAAGCTCTTGTCTCAGCTTACGAGCAACAAAGTATACAATACTATGTTTAATCGTGGC